CGATGTTAAGAGTTTTGTTAGGGAGACCACCTTTCGTGATTTTGTTAAAGTATTCAAGATCAAATTCAATTTTATCCTCCTTTTTGTGATAAGACTCATATCTTTGTTCATAATCTTGCAGGTAATCATGACCTACGTGGTTATCAAAACTTACAGCAAGGGCATCAGAAAGAATAGAAGGGATACTATCGCGATTTTTGTTTTCATCATTACCATCAGCAATATGAATCGATTCCATCAGAGCAATATAAATTGCCCTATCCCTACACCATTTTTCAGTGGTATTGACTAACCATTGAAATTCAGTAGGTACACTTTCCAAACAAGAAATTAAATGAACAATCTCCTTAAAAGATTGCTCATTAATGTCTGTTCTTTTCTCCACCTCAATACAAAGAACTTCTTTGGTTGCTGGTTGATTGTATTCTTGAACGAAAGATAGTATTTCATCAAATACTATTCTTTGATTTTGATCTTCAAAATATTCAGATTTAATAAAGGGTATTACTTTTCTAATATATTCTTCATTATGTAACAGGTTTCTAAGAATTAGAAACTCAACCTTCTCCATAACTAAATTCCTTACGTGCGATTTCGTCCAATTGTTGCATTACTTCTTCTGTGAAATATACCTCAGGTTCTTTTAGAATCTGCTTAGCATAAATCTTTTTACCATCAATTTCATAACGACCTGCTACATTCTTCCAAAGTCCACCAATCTCACCGAGTTCAAGAAGACCATAGTAACGATCAAGACCACGTTCATCGTAATAAAGACGAATTTCAACATCTTTATTCTCTTTACTCAAACGCGATTTAGCAGTCTTAGCCTTGATAATATTTCCAACCACTTCCGTTCCATCCTTTTCTTTCTTTTTGCTGAGATAAATGATCGTACTTGCTGCGTATTTGAGTCCAGAACCTCCTCCCATTTCTTTAGTTGGTACGTAAGCTCCGATGACATCGTATGTGTGATTTGTGACAAGAAGTGGAACATTTGCTTGACCTAGTTTGAGTGTGAGCATTCGGAATGCACCTTTGACCAGTTGGGATTTGGTCATATCACGAACTTGTTTGTCGTTGAGTGCGTCAGTGATTTCTTTCTCAGTGGAAAGCATACCAAGAGAGTCTAGCACAAACATGCAGGGTTTGCGCTCTCCTTCAGGTTTTTTTAAGTATAAGTCTACTGCCTTTAGTGCTTTACTACGAAACTCTTCGATAGTAACAACATTAACAACAACCAAACGAGAAGTATCAATTCCACGGGATTCTACAAGCGATTTAGTAATAGCAGCCTCAGTATCAAAGTAGAGACAATAACCATCGGGGTTAGAATCAAGAAAATTCTTAACCACAGCGAGAGAAAAGAAAGTTTTTCCAGTAGAAGACTCTCCAGCAATAGCAGTAATCTTATTGCCAGATACGCCGCCAAATATGCTACCTGAAACCAGTGCATTAAAAATGTACGAACCTGTGTCAACATACTTTTCAGTTTCATCAATATCTGAGGCAAGTTGGGTGTACTCACCACCAATTTCTTTTACAATATCTTTAAGGAAGTCCATCAAGAGAAAAATGATTCAAGGTTTACTTTTTTTTCCACACTCCACCCAATAGCATCAAGGATAATTTTGAGTGGTTCTAGAAATGCTTTCTCAAATTGTAGGTCATAGTCTATGTATCTGTCAAGGTTAAGTTCCTTAGGAAACTCTTGGATGAAAGAGATAATATTCTCATGAATACTATTTGGTTTTTTCAAATAGATAAACTTTATCTTTTCGCCATTCTGAATGAGGGAGTATTTGTTTGTTAGTTTATTCTGTTTAATATAATGATTGAAGAGAAGTGCTCCACGAATATGAATAGGAGTCCCCTTGATATAGATATTCGAAGATGATTGGTACTTAACTACATCAGAAGCTGACCTTGGGAAAGAGATAGTTTCTGGAGCAAGTGTCTTAAATTCAAGGCGACATTTCTCAATAAAATCGATTACCTCATCTTCAGTCCCACTCATCATTAATTTAAGAGCATCTTTAATCATCTTGCGACAAGGAGCAGGAGTTGAAGATTTAACTGCTTCAATGCCCATCATCTTCAGTTTAGGTTCTTTATATCGAACCCCTTCACTATCCCAAACATTAAGAATATATCGTTTCTTGGCAGTCCAGATTCCACGGTCGGCAATATTCTCCCGTTTCATCTGCATCTTTTGGTCATATGCATTCACATATGTCGCCAGTTCTTGATAAGAACTTTCAATATACTTTTCAAGTTCCATCGAAGCGACCTTATCAAGGAACGAAACAACGCTTTCAGTAGTTTTCTCTCTTCCTTTGTATACACTTTCAACCAAAGGGCCCATATTAAGATAAATGGAATCAGTGTCAGAAGCAATGACATAATCAACATCCTGGGTCTTAAGAATCTTATTGAGGTATGTATTCATTTTACCTTCAATCCATCGGATAGAAACTTGACCACTCAAAGTGATTGCTTCAGCATTCTCAAGTTTGTAATAACGAAAATACTGATTACCAATAGCACCATAAGCAGAGTTTAGAGAAATTTTCTTAGCCATCTGAATGTTATTACATCGAGCAATCTCTTTCACAAGTTCCTTGTTCTTGGTCTTCTCATATTCTTTTTTTGCTTCAATCATCTTCTTTTTGAAGATGACACGATCCTGATACATTTTTTCCATCAGTTCTGGAAGAAATCCACGAACATCTTTGCGGAACATTGCGCCATTAGCACATACAGCATAATCACTATACATTTCAAAACTAATGTCTTGATTTAGAATCTTATCTACAGTAACAGTTGGGTGCCTCTCTTCCATAAGAGTTTCTGGTGAAATATTATATTGCATAATCAAATGTGGATATAGACTATTCAAGTCAAAGTTTACAACCCAGTCATACTTTCCTGGTTTTGGCTCTTTTACATACGCACCAGCATACTTTTCATTCTTCTGAGACTTATTTCTTGGAGGAATAACAATGTTACGTTTCTTGAGATAATTGTAGATGATATTATCCCACATCCGAACTTGGTAAAACACATCAGCATAATTTACTTTAGCATCATATGCCATCGTAAGTGCAAGTTCAATCAACTTCATCTTGTCTTCCAGACGGTCAACAAGTTCTACGTCAACGATGTTATACTCAATAAACTTCTGCCACCCCTTCGTATAAAAGTCCTTAAATGTATCAAACTCAGAGTGGTCCAGTTTTTTCTGACCGAGTTCTACTTCAGCAATGTAATCGAGACGATAAGATTCCTGGGCTTTATAAGTAAACTTTTTATAAAGATCGAGATAATCAAGTTGAGTTAATCCACCAACGTCAAATGTAGTGTGCTTACGTCCATTAATAAACACTTCACCTTCAGTCACTAGTCCCCAGTTTGAAAATCTCTTCATGAGTTTCTCGCCAAGAACACGATTTAGTCTCTTACAAATATATGGAATATCATACATTTGAATATTCCATCCAGTCACAACATCTGGAACGTCAATCATCCAATAGTTGATGAAATGATTAAGAAGTTCATGCTCACTGGGACAGTAGTGATACGTCACATTACTCTGTTTGTTATTGAATGGTTTAACTCCCCAAGTAACAATTTCTTTAGTCGTATAGTCCTGAATTGTAATTGCAAGGATTTCTTCCGAACAAGATTCCACATCAGGGAATCCTTGTTCAGATGCAACCTCAATATCCAAAGTTACAAGTTTGATTTTACTAATATCAAACTTGATTTCATCTTCTGGATATTTTTCCGAGATGTATTGATAGATATATCTATCATTTCCGTAAATTTCGAATCCATCAATTTCATCATACTTTTTGTAGAACTCACGACAATCCTTTACTGTTCCAGGATTGATTGGTTCTACTGCTTCTCCGCTTAGTGTTCTATACTTAGAATCTTTTTTAGTTTTTACAAAGAGAGTTGGGAAAAACTCATCCCTAGTTTCAAATCTTTTGCCATTATCTACTCCACGAACCAAAAATTGATTCCCAATCAACTGAATATTAGTATAGAACTTTTGTGTCATTCTTTAATCAAATCCTCGTATTTTTCAAGTAGAGTTGGAGTTGGGTCAGCAAGTGTAATAATTTTATCCGAACTAATCATAAAATTCTTTTCCTTTGTGTACCCACAAAGAAAAGGTTCCATAGTATAATCACTCCTAATAACAAATGGACTGACTAATTTACAATCAGGTTCTCCAATATCGGCACCAACTTCTTTAATTTCACTTATTAAAATTAAGTTGTTCAATAATGCAATAATTTTTACTAGGGGTTTTTCCATCTTACATCACAAGTTTCCCTTATTCTACCAACAAAAAAAGGAGGAGTCAACCTGGATTTTGCCAGGTGCTCCTCGCGCCGACGATATTCAGTTGTATTTATAGATAATCTTTACGAGTATGGTGTTCTGGAACGATCTTGCCAAGTTTTACTGTAAGTAGTCCATCCTCAAATAAGACTTCTCGTACTTCCGTATCGTCTGATAGTGTCCATGCTCTCTTGAAACTTCTTTGAGCCAGTCCCTTATGGACGTAATTGGTATCAGACTCTTTATCTTCTTTTTGTCCTTCGATAAAAAGTTTTCCATACTCTGTGTATACATGTACTTCCTCATTTTTAAATCCAGCGAGTGCAAGTTCAAGTCGAGATTCTACATTACTAATATGAATCAAATTATATGGTGGGTAATTAGAAGTAGTTTCATGAATGTTAAAAATTCGGTCAAAGTATTCATCCATTCCAATACTATTGCGAGCAATCCTATCCATCAGACCAGGAAGATCCGCAGAGGTAAACCTAGAAGTTGCAAGGTTAGTCATTATGGTAGCTCCTTTAAAAGCGAGTTTGTGTTGTGTGGACCCTTTTGGCATCCATTATTAATTATACAAGATACGAAAAAAAGAGGAACGGTAATAACCGAACCTCTTTTTAGGGTGTTCCGACTTTTGTAGAGTGCCGCACGAATGGCACACCACTATTTATTCGGTTTCTACTGCTTTTCCTTTCTTACCAATGTTATACTTTTGCTCCAGAATCCAATCTCCTTTGTCCTTATATGCAAGAACT